AAAACTAAGCCCGAACGTGATGCTAAAAAAGCAGCAAAAAAACTTAAAGACGACATTGCAAGAGATAAAAAACGTATTGAACAAAGACTTGCAAAAATTAAATTTTTAGAAAAAAGTTTACGAGCTAAACCTGAAAATAAAAAAATAATTGCTCAACTTAAAAATGAGATTGAGTTAATTAGAAACAGACGTAAAGAAAATAAGTCTCTAGGTGATGATAAATCAGATAAGAAGAAAGACAAAAAAGACTTTAAAGACATGACTAAAAATCAACCCAACGTAAAAGTAGGTGAAAGTGTTGATGATGCAGGGCCAGTAGGCGAAATGCAAAGAGATAGAGCTTCAGAAAAAGCTAAGTCATTGATGAGTAAAAATAAAAAAGCAGGGCCAAGTGCTGATGATAAAAAGAAAGGACCAAGTGCTGGTGATATAATGGGTGGAGCAAGAGGACCATCAGGACCGTTAGGCGGAAAACTTGACGATGAAAAGAAAAAGAAGAAAAAGTCTATGCTAGGTAAAAACAGAGTTGGCGCAGGTAAAGGTAGATATGGAGACAACAGAAGGACAGGTAACTACTACGGACAAAGATAATGCCAAAAGTAAAACCATTAGGTACACCAAAACCAAAACCAGTTAAGCTAACTAAGGTGGAGAAGAATGAAGCAAGGGCCGAACAGATGGTCTCTAATGTTACTGAAAAAGAAAAGGCAAGAAAAAGAACAGCCTACGTTAACTACATGGAAGGGAAGCTCATTAAAGGTCACAGTCCAGAAGATAGTGAAAGGATGGCAAAAGAAATGATATACGGAAGTAATGCCTAATGGCACGTAAGCAAGTTATCATTAATGGTAAGCCATATTTTATTGCTACGTTACGTAATAATCCAGGCAATATTGTTATTGGTCAAAATTTTGTTGGCGAAGATGGTTCGTACAAAAATGACAGGCCACAACCATTCGCTTCTTTTGATAGTAAACATGCAGGTCTACGTGCGTTAATGCGAGATATACGTACTAAAATATCACACGCTAAAGCAGTCAAGTCAGAACAAGGTTATGTGCCTGGAGCAACACAAAGCGTACGTTATATTGTTAGCAGGTTTGCGCCTGAAGCAGATAATAACAAAACAGAAGCCTACATTAACTCTATTATTCAAGCAGTATCAAAAGCAAATGGTATTCCTATAACTAAAACTAAAGCTAATTCAGTTTTGATTGGTAATAATAAATATGCAGAGGCAGGTCTGCCTGATCTAAGAGTTACAGGTGCAGACATTATGGCTATTGTTAGACAAAAAATTGTACATGAAAATGGTAATACTGCTTTTTTAGTTAATGGTAAATACGTACCTGCAATAGATTACTACATGAAAGATGAAAAAATGTTTCAAGCAGCAAGGAGAATGTCTGAAGTTAGTTTAGATGCAAGTGAAACAACAAGCCAAGATTTATTAGATATGTATTACGATCCTCGTAAAACACAGAAAAAAGAAAAAGCAGATTACGGTGGCTTAGATGCAGATACAGATGAAACTAATAAAAATTTTGCAAATTCAATGGATGAACCACCTGTTTTAAGTTTAGATAAAGAGATGGATATCTTGCCTTTTGAAGAAGATGATCAAGTAGATATACAAATTCAACAAAATAAAAATAAAACATTAGAAGAATTGTATCGTGAAATAGAATCAGAGCAAAATATGAATGTAGATAAAAAAGATATTTATAGTGAAACGCTAGGTGGTTCACAAGAGAACTATGTAGATCCAGAAGTCTAAGGAGTATTAAAATGAATGAAGTAGTCAATCCAAATGTATACAACAAAGAGCAATGGAAAAAGGTAAGAACCGTTGTTAAAACTCAACACATGAAAAACTATCCAAAAGAATTTGTAACTGATAGAGAAGCAGATAAAATTCTAAGTATGATGTCTCCTATCACAGTAGAAAAACTTTACCAACTGGCTGTAAAATATGGCATCTCTAAATTATAAAGCTCCTGGTCCTATTGTAAAAGCGTTTATGAAAGACGATAGTTTCTTTCGTGGTTTGCGTGGACCTGTAGGTAGCGGTAAATCTGTATCATGTTGTATTGAAATACTTAGACGTGCTTTACTACAAGAGCCTAATGCTGACGGTATAAGGAAAAGTAGATGGGCAGTCATAAGAAATACTAATCCGCAACTTAAAACAACCACCATTAAAACTTGGCTAGACTGGTTTCCAGAAGAAGAATGGGGAAAGTTTCTATATAGCGTACCGTTTACGCACATGATTAAAAAAGGTGATATTGAGTTAGAAGTTATCTTCTTAGCATTAGATCGACCAGAAGATGTCAAAAAACTACTATCACTTGAACTTACAGGAGTATGGGTAAATGAAGCAAGAGAAATTCCAAAGAGTATTATTGATGCTTGCACGATGCGTGTTGGCCGTTATCCATCTATGCGTGATGGTGGTCCTAGCTGGTATGGCGTTATTTGCGATACCAACGCTCCTGATACTGAGCATTGGTGGCCAATACTTGCAGGAGAAACTGTCTTACCTGACTATCTCACTAAACAAGAAGCAAAAATGCTAGTCAAACCTGATAACTGGACTTTCTTTAATCAGCCTCCAGCAATGGATGAGATCATAGGTAAAGACAAAACAGTAGATAGATACGAACGTAATGATGAAGCAGAGAATATAAACAACCTTACCAAAAACTATTATCCTAATATTATTAGAGGTAAGACCAAATCTTGGATAGACGTGTATGTCCTTAATAAACTTGGACTTATTGAAGATGGTAAGCCTGTTTATGATTCCTTTAGACATGATGTGCATGTAGCCAGGAGTGATTGTTTGGTTGCAGATAAGTTACCAATCTACATGGGAATAGATTTTGGATTGACTCCAGCTTGTGTGTTTGCTCAACGCATACGTGGTAGATGGGTATTGTTAGATGAGCTGGTAGCGGAGGATATGGGTATTGTAAGGTATAGTGATTTGTTAAAACAACACATGGCATTGTATGCGCCACGTACATTTCACATTTTTGGTGATCCAGCAGGTGATCATAGAGTGCAAACAGATGAGGCAACACCGTTTCAAATACTAAGATCCAAAGGAATTAATGCTAGACCAGCACCATCAAATGATGTTCTAATTAGATTAGAAGCAGTTAATGCTACTTTAACAAGAATGACAGATGGAGAATCAGGCTTGTTAATTGATCCAAAATGTATTAACTTGATAAAAGGATTTAGTGGTGGTTATCATTATAAGCGTATCCAAACAAGTGGTGAACGCTATGATGAAAAGCCAAATAAAAATAGGTTTTCGCACATACATGATGCTTTACAGTATTTATTGTTAGGTGCAGGAGAAGGTAGAAATTTAATGTTAGGAGGAAAGACTAGCAGACCTTTTGTAGCCAGACGTGATTTTGATGTCTTTACTGCAAAACCTAAAAGTAATATACACGACAGGAGAAACAGATAATGTGCGCAGGACCATTCAAACCAAAAATGCCACCTCCACCTGATAATGCAGCAGCACAGTCTGCAAGAAATGCAAAGCGTGAGGCGTTAAAGGCAGAAAGAAATACAGCATCTCAATTAAAAAATGATCAAACTGAAATTACAATGGCAGCATTAGCTGGGAAGGCTGGTAGAAGAAGTCTGTTGTCAGGTAAGAAAAAAGGTGGTGGTGGTTTTGATTTATCACAAGGTTACAAAACAAAACAAACATTAGGTGCATAAATGATAAATTCAAATTCAGAAGCCAATGTAACTTCTATAGAAGATCCTGTAAAAAAATTACTTGCTCGTTATAAACATGCTCAAGCAATTAAATCACAGTGGTCATCTGTATTTGAAGAATGTTATGAGTATGCTTTACCACAACGTGAATCATTTTATCAAGAAACTATAGGCAGAAGAAGAACTGATCGCATCTTTGATGAGACAGCAGTAGTAGGTGTTCAAGAATTTGCAAGTAGATTGCAGTCAGGTATAGTTCCTAACTATGCTAGATGGGCAGACTTTGTTGCAGGTACAGAAGTACCACCAGAAGAAACCAAACAAGTTAATTTAGCTTTAGATAAAGTTACGGAATATGTATTTGAAGTATTGCAAAACTCAAACTTCTCACAAGAAGTACATGAAACATTTTTAGATATAGCTTTAGGCACAGGAGTTTTACTAGTTGAAGAAGGTGATGCTGTTCAACCAGTAAGATTTAAAGCTATTCCATTACCACAAGTTTGTTTAAATAGTGGGCATGATGATAAAATAGATGCTGTATATCGTAAACGTAAGATTAGATTAAAAGAATTATCGTTCGCATATAAATCACCCATTATGAATGAGAAGATGGCAATGGATTTTGCGGCAAATCCCGACAAGGAAATTAATATAGTTGAATCTGTTTATCGTGATTACAGCAGTACTAAAGTAGAAAAAACAGTTTTCTGTGCAATAGCAGAAGAATATGAACATAAAGTATTTGATGAAACTTATACTGGATTAGGAAGCAATCCATATGTTGTTTATCGCTGGTCAAAATGTAGCGGTGAAGTATATGGTAGAGGTCCTTTACAGTTTGCGTTGCCTGCAATAAAGACATCTAATTTAGTCGTAGAACTAATTTTAGAAAATGCACAAATGAGTATTTCAGGTATGTATCAAGTGGAAGATGATGGCGTCATTAATGTTGACAACATTGCACTTATTCCAGGTACAGTTATCCCGAAAGCAGCAGGTAGCGCAGGTTTACAACCTATAGCACAAGCAGGTAACTTTAATGTATCTGATTTAGTATTACGTGATATGAGAGTTAATATTAAAAAAGCATTGTATAATGATATGTTAGGCAATCCAAATGAGAAAACACCAATGTCAGCAACTGAAGTAGCTGAACGCCAAGCTGATTTATCTAGACAGATAGGTGCTGCATTTGGTAGATTGCAAGCAGAACTAGTAACACCAGTATTGCAGAGAGTTATATACATTTTAAAAAAACAAGGTCGTATAAATATACCAACTGTAAATGGCAGAGAAGTACAAATTAAATCTTCTAGCCCACTTGCGCAAGCTCAACATCAACAAGATGTTGCTACTATAGATAGATTCTTAGGTTTATTGCAAGGCAGAGTTGGTCCTGAGTTATTAAACATGATGATTAAACAAGATGAAGTAGCTAAGTTTGTAGCTAAAAAACTTGGTATACCAGAAGAATTAATTAGAACTCAAGAAGAAATGAAATCTGTTATGCAACAGATGCAGCAACAAGCGCAACAACAGCAACAAGCTGTTGCTCAAGCACAAGATCCACAAGCACAACAATAAGTCCTTGACTTTCGGTAAGAAAATCTCTTATTATCAAATGGGAAGCGAAGCATTTAAACCCCCACAGTTTTGATGAAAGTACCTTTGCTTCCTGTTTCACGTGGAACAATTAACAACATGAGGTGTAGCATGGCAGAAAAGAAAGTCAAAACTCTTATAGGGCTTGATGGTATGGAAAGAACTCCAGATCAGGAAGAAGCACTTAACACAGTATCAAGAGCATTATTCACATCCGATGCAGGTAAAACATTTTTAAATTATCTAAGGTCTATTACGATTGAAACCGTAGCAGGACCTGAAGTATCTGATCATCAGTTAAGACATATAGAAGGACAGCGTTATATTGTAGGTTTAATACAGCGCAGAAGTAATAAAGGACAATCACAAAAAATAGTGGAGGATAGCAACAATGGCTGAAGAAATTACAGAGCAAGAAATATTAGAGGAAGTTCCAAATGAAGAAGCTGCGCCAGCAGAAAGACCAGAACATGTACCTGAAAAATTTTGGGTAGATGGTCAAGCTGATTATGAAAGCATGGCTAAATCTTACACACAACTAGAAGGATTCGTTGGTGGTAAAGAAGATGAGCTTAGAGATAAAATTATTAATGATTTAGCTTCTGAGCATGATGCTAATATTCCAGAATCATACGAATTACCAGCACTTCCAGATGGTATAACAGAAGAAATGGTAACAGCAAACCCAATGACTGCATGGTGGAATGAAACTGCAAAAGCTAATGGTATGAATCAAGAAGAATATGAGTCAGGTATTAATACTTATGTAGAGATGATGCAACTGCAAGAGCCTGATATAGAAGGAGAAATGGATAAGCTAGGCGAAAATGCAAATGACAGAATAGATGCTGTAAATGCTTTTGCTCAAAAAAGTTTTCCACCAGATGAGTTTGAAGTTATACAATATAGTCTAGGTACAACAGCAGAAGGCATACAAGCTCTTGAAAGAATAATGGAAATGTCTAGTGGAAGTGGTGTTAATTCTGAGCAATACGCACAACCTGAAAAAAGACTTACATTAGATGATGCAAAATCAATGATGGCAGATCCAAGATATCACGATCCAAGACATAGAGATCCAGCATATGTTGCTAAAGTAGATGCTGCATTTAGAATGTTAACATCAGGTAGATAATGCTATATGTTGAGAAAACAGTTCCAGATGACTGTTTTGCTTTAGCGCCAAACTTAAAGCAGTTAGACAAGTATGAATTAGGTACTATTGGTATAGATCCTCTGACTGCTTTAATTAATCCTTTTAGATACAATAGACCTAATACACATTCATTTACTATCTTTAATGAAAAAGATGAAGTAGTTGCTATATGGGGAGCTATGCCGTATAGCAGAATACATCCTAGACGTGCAGCAATATGGTTTCTATCAAGCGATTTATTAGAAATAAACAAAAGAGATTTTTTAAAAGGCAACGCAAGATGGTTATATTACTTAGAATCTCACTATGATTTTGTTTTTAATTTTATAATTAAAGAACATAAACGTAGTATTAAATGGCTTAAATGGCAGAAATTTACCTTTTCTAAAGAGACTACACTTGTAAATGGTGTAGAAATGTATTACTTTTACAAG